AATTTGTGCCATATTTAAGCGTAATGTCGTTTCGCACGTCGCCAGCTCGGGTCTCCATCTTTAGCCCGTTAAATAGGGCGTGATTAGCTGTTAGCTCGGTGTAGCCGTAAGTGGCTAGGTAAACCGATCGATGTGTCGAATCGGCGTAGCTAATTCGACCCTGAGCGTCCTCGTATATGTAGCCCAGCCCGCTAGTTGCCAGAGCTGCGACAAGGGAGTAAATATCTACGCGATCCGACGTTCTGGCGGCTAGTTCATAATTGCCCGGACGATCTATCTCGCCTAATCCGACGTTCTGAGCATTTGCCCATGTTTCCGTCGGGTCGTAGTTATCCCATTGTAGAGCTGCGGGAACTTCGCCCCAGTTATTTAATAGTAAATCTTGTAAGACTTCAAAGATTTGATCGCCGTCGAAATCCTGAGCTAGAACGCCATTAGTAAGCGCTTTAGGTAAGCGGCTTAGCGCTCCTAGTGCGGTTATCTTTAAGACTTGATTTATTCCAACCGAACCAGCTGTAATTATTTCGACGCCGAAATCGACGACAGTACCGCCAAATATCGGAACGTAAGTCGCCGTCGAATCTTGTAGCTCAATCGTTACTGAATCGTTTATATGTATGTTAACGATTGCTTGAGTTAGGTTTAGCAGCTCTAGATTACAATAGCCCGCTTGCGCCTGTTGGTAAATGTTATTTCGACCGCTGGTAATAGTTAAATTTGACAGCGTGTAAGTCGTATATGCAACGCCCTGAATCTTTACGCGCCAAACTGGGTTAAATACTGTCATTAGAACGCCAGCGCATTAGCGCCATTAGTGCCGCGATAGAAACTGTTATTTAGAACGTCAACGATTCGACGAGCTGTACCCTCTTGGTCGATCGCGCCGCTAACGTTGATAAATATATTTCCGCCGCCGCTGCCTAATTGGTTATTTGGAACTATGCGACCGCCTGATGATGGAACGAATAATTCCGCTCCCATTTCGCCCACTATGTACGGCTTATTTGCTGAAACCATGCCGCCTTTAGCGAGCTTTGGTATCTCTGGTAAATCTTTTCCGCCGACTAAATTGTTTACTATGTTATAGCCTTTAATAAGTAAATTTAGTCCCCCTATGACTAGATTAACCGCACCGACTAAACCTTTCATGGCAAGCGAAACTCCGTCAATTAGTAACTTAATTCCGTTAAAAGCTATTTTAAAAGTTCCGCCTAAAAATGTGGCGACAGGCTTAGCCAATACGAGAAACGCGGTTAATCCCACGCCTAAGAGTTTAAAGAATCCTGTGTTATCTTGTACGAGATCAGCTATTGCACCAAATACCTTTTTAACTCCTTCAATTATTGGAGTCAGCGTGACTTTAAAAATTGGAATTATGTATTTGTTTAAATAATCCCATAATGCGGTTAAATTTGGAATCAACGTTTCTTTAAAAAATGCGCCCAGCTTTGTAAATACTGGCGATAATTTCTCGCCAATATCTGTCGATAGCGTCGTAATGATTGGAACAATCTTGTTTGTAAAGATAGTAAGTAGTGGCGTAATTGCGTCAAGTACGAACGCTCCGACAGTTTCTTTACCCTCATCAAACGCAAGTTTTAATCTATCCATTTTGCCCGCAAACGTTTCGGCTTTTTCCGTAGCTTGTCCGCCAAAAGTTGTACCGAGTAATTTAGTAACTTCATCAAGGCTCATAGTTTTAAGATCGGCTGCGTCTAAACCCAGTCCCAATTTTGCTAATCCGCCGACGTTTCCTTCAACCGCTTTACCTAACGCTGTTGAAACCGCTTCCAGACTTTTTCCCGTGCCCGCACTAATATCGAACGCCAAGCTTGCCAATTTTTGAGCTTCTCCGACGTCGCCCGTTGCCCGAGTTAATCGCTCAAGCGCTGGACGTAATTCGTCGTCTGTAATACCTAGCGATAATCCTTGTTGAGTTATGTAGCTTTCTGTCGCTGCAATTTGTGCGTCGGTCGCTCCGGTAACGTTTTTTAATGTAGTTGCAAGTTTAGTCTGAGCTGCTTCGTCCTCGATCGCTGACTTAACGCCATCTACTAGCAATACTCCGGCGTAGGCGAGCGCCGCAGCTCCAGCGACAGCAAACGCAGCTCCCGCCTTTTTTCCGAAGCCGTCTAATTTGCCGCCGAATCCCTCGGTTTCGGTATTAGCTTCGGTCAAACCTTTCTTTAAATTATCGACGTCAGCTAATATCGAGAGTTTAAGCGTTCTTGATCCCTCAGCCATTAGTCGAACCTCTTAACTATGCTAGTAAAAGATTTTTCCCACTCAGCAATTAGATAACTTTGCTCAGCTCGAAGTGTTGGGTAAATAAAATAACCTGTCGATCCTCGCCCAGTTGATCCTGACCAGATTGGAAACTGTTTATATTTATTTGATCCAAATTCCGAGCCACCCCAAAGGTCGCGCGTTGTAGCGCCGCCGCTGAATTTTTGTCCGGCAAATCCAAAGGCGACTTCGCCAATTTTTGATGACTTACTAACCTTTGATCCCTCAGCAATTCGACTAGCTACTGGTGACGAGCTGAGAGCTCCAGCAGCGCTGACAATCTTGCCTTGTAAATAAGTCGCAAGTGCACTAGATTGCTCTTTAGCTTGTGCAATCGCTTCGTCGTCCATAGCTTTAAACGCTCCAGTAATGGCGCGAAGTTCGGCTTTGTCGTACTGGACGACTTCCTTACTTTCTGCCATTTCGCTTCTCCATTATCTCGAGCGCTGTCATTATATCCGCCGCGTCCACCCACTCACTCATTGGAATTCCTGTCGCGATTGACAGTTCTACAATTAAGTAACTTAGGCTTCCTCGGCTGTAACTTTTGGGCTTTCGGTTTCTCCGACTGTTATATCGACTACCATTTCGCACCATACGTCATAAGGTTTGACAGGTTTACCGCCAGCCTCACGTCGGATCGCGTTCCACGCTAGAAACATTAAGTCAGAAATTCCAATTTTTTCCTGAGCTTGTTGAATTGTGAATCCTGTTTTCTGTTCCCACTTCGCGAACTCTGGTGGTTGCGCTGTCGTAGTAACTGTTTTCCCGTCGTTCGTTTCTATATGTATTTGTAACTTCATGCTCCCGATCTCTTTTCTTATAGTGTTGGAGTTGTCACGCAAGTAAAGCTCAGCGAAATAGTCTGGGCGTCTGGAGCTGTTCCGCCAGCGCTTGGGAATATAGGCTGTACGTCAAAGTTAAAGACTGATCCGGTTGCAGCTGTAAAGACAACCGAAAGCGGTGTGTTAGGTGCGCTGTCAGCTGCGTTCCATAGCGAAGCGGCTAGTGATCCGCCAGCTGTCCAGTCGGCAAGCATTTCGACGTCGAAAGTACCCTGTGAATCGGTAGTGTAATAAGCCTTGCCGTCGAGTGTCTGATAAGTGTTAATCGTTGACTCGATTGTAAGGGTTGCGGCTGTTGCTTGAGCGTCGTATGTATCACCAGCAATGGTGAAAGTAATATCGCGCCCGGTAACGATTGTAGTTGGCATTTTGTTCTCCTAGTTTTCCTGTTTGTAGTAAGTGCTAACGTCAATATCCGAAATAAGTAAATTACTCGAACCTAACGCAACGATCGACGGACGCGATACGTCGCCGACAATATATCCCGACGGAATAGCCGCGAGAATCTGTATGACTAGCTTCTCGAGATTATCGAGAGCGCCCGCGTTATTGTTATACGCGACGGCGGCTGAGATTGTAAAATTAACTTTTAATTGGATCGCGCTGCTAATAAGTGTTGTTTCGAGATAGGGCGTTCCGGGCACGATAATTGCGGCTGGCGGGATTATTGCTTCGGGAACTGACTCATAAACCGACGCGGTTACGCCAGCGAGAGCGGTCGCTAGTGGCGCACGAACGTTAGCCTGAATACTTGTTGGCATTATTGACCCATAGTTTCGACGTCAATAAATGGAGCTAATAAACCGACTACGCGATTCTGTAATGATCGACCGAGTACGAACGGCGATGGATTGAAGTCAACCTGTGCCGAAGTGTTGCCCGGAGCTGTGATCGACTGAAATACCTCGACCGATACGACTAGCAGCGCCGACTTTACGGGCGCTACACCTGAATATAGATCGTCGGCTGTTGAGCCATTAAGTACGGCTAGACCAGCTGGAATTTTAGGTGTAAAAATTTGATCCGGTGCAGCTGTTGCGGTTGTGAATATGTATGGCGCGATCTGGTGATCGTTTACTGTGACAGTTAAATCGAACGCAACTCCGCAGCCTGAGATAATTACAGCTTGACCCGGCACGAAATAATTTATGCGCTGAGTTGTGTAGAACGCCATGCC